TCTCAGCGACGCCTCCACTGCTCAATCTACGGCAGATGCAGCTCTGCCAAAAGCTGGCGGAACGATGACTGGCGTTGTCACTTTTGACGCCACTCAAACTTTCCCAGGAACTGTTGGCGACCTCGACTTTCAAGCGAAAGGCGATCTTGTTACCGGATATGGTGCGAATGCTTTTGGAATTCAATCTATTGGCACGGACGGTCAAGTCCTCACCGTTGATAGCACTTGCGCTTCTGGTATGAAGTGGGCTGCCGGTGGTGGTGGTGGTGGTGGCTCAGCTGCTACACCTACTGCTCTAGGCACCCTCTACGGGTGCTCTGACGCTTCCGCTCCCCATAACACCGCCCTAGGTAATGGCGCCCTTGAGTACGCTTTCGTTGGTTGCTGCAACACGGCCATCGGTGTTTGCTCCCAACGTACAGGAGATGGGTGTGGAGACACAAGCATCGGAGCCTACTCCCTCTGGTGCTCCCTACAAGGACCCAACATTGCCATCGGTTGCGGTGCAGGTTGCGACATTTCTTCCGGCTGTTACAACGTTGTCATCGGAACCAATGTTCAAACTTCCTCCCCATCGAGTCAGTGTGAGTTGGCCATTGGTTTTACAACGGGTCAGTTGTGGTTGTCAGGTGACTGCTCAAAGGCAATCAAACCTGGTGCGGGTGTTATCGACTGTGCCGGCTCCTGTGGTACTGCCGGGCAAGTTCTTCAATCTACTGGTTCAAATGCTATCCAATGGGCTTCCCCCGCTCCTGGATACAACGGATACCAGGGATACACCGCGACAACGTCCGGAACCAAGTTCAACGTTACCGGTTATTTGGGCGAGCTCGGCATCAACTTTATCGGCCAGCTCAACATTTTTACAACTTACGAAAGCGGCTACAACATTCCAGGGTCAAATGCCTTGATCTTCATCAACGGTTACAATGGTACGGGATCTTCCACAGTTCAAGCAATGAACACTTCTACTGGAACTTTCGCGGTAGAATCTGTTCTTTACCCCGCCTACACTGACATCACAGTTACATTCACTCCGTCAATTACTACATCACGAATGAACTTCTACATTCGTTTCCTGGATGCTATTGGCAATGGCGGTCCTTACAATGGGAACTTCTTCACACCTTTCTTGACCCTCTTTTGATTTACGAAAATGAACTGGAACAACTGTACATTTGAAGCAAGCCTTCTGATGGTTGAGCTTGAGGAAAACGTGCCCTTTTACGACAGTGCCATCTCGCTGAACCTAGGGTTGACGAACGTTGATGGTAGCCCGATGCTACAAGACCCGCATGTGAAAGGTTTTATTAAATCTTTCGAGAAATTCGGATCTCGAGCGGGTGTAGAGATTGACAACCCGGTGCCCCTTCTTAAGGACCTTCCAGGTATTTTCATCACTCCTGGAAATGTTTTCTCCCGGGAAGAGGTTTTGGACACCTTAGACCCTTACCTACCTGAATCCTACATCCCATATATCCCCGACTTTTACACAATCGGGTTCTTTCCTTCTCGTGTTGGTCAGCCCGTGCGGGAGATTGCACAAGACGGAAAAGTCTATGAAAAAGGTGTCTTAATCGGGACGGAAGGAGTTATCGACCCGCCTCAGTGGGCGTTAGATCTCGCTGAATGGTCACGGCAGTATTGCAACGGAAGTTACAACCACTACAAGATTTCGGAAAATGGTTCAACAAGAAAGGCTTACGTCACTTGTAACAGTCTCGCCCCGGTCTCAAGCATTTGAGGGTTTGAACCTAAACCTAGATCTGTTGGACCAGAGGGTGGAAAGTTGGAAAACGGAACTCGGGCTTTTTGATCAGCCTGAGTTCCCCCCGAAAAATGTCAACATGAGTGAAGGGTCCATTCGATTTCACGACCGCAGTCACATTCTTGTGCAGGATTACCTAGGTAAATCAAGTTATGACTTACGGACGGCGTTTGAGGAAACTTCTCTTCCCCCTGTGTTTGAAGAGTTGTTGACGTATTTCTTTTCAAAAGTGATGCATCAATCCGACATAAATCCTGAAGAAAAAACCTCACGGGAGATCTTAAGAACAGATATACTCCTCATGCGCCATCTCGGGTACATTGATGACAGTTCCGTTTTCATTCAGAATATCATAAACATTTCTGCAGAGATTGATATTTTTTACAGATCACTAATTAATCGGGAAGACTTTAGCTCATTCATACTTACTCTAAAGGGCTCTATACGAGACTGCGAAAATTGGGAGCAGTTGGAGGTTCTCGGGTAAAACCATGCAAACGGCGTAAGCAAAGTGCAGCTCAGTACGATAACGAGAATTGAACAGTACATGTGCGACGCTTTGATCGCGAGTCCGCTGATTCCGATCGGGGTAAATGTTTTGCGCCTTGCTGATGTTATTGATAAGGAAGGAGTAGTAAGCCAAACAAATAATATTGTTGTTCGTTATACGGGTGCCAGTAATACAGTAAAAAACCGCATTCCAATGGTGTTTGAGCGCTCAATGCGATTCGAACTGAATTTTTCCTGTCAAAATTATTTAACTTCTTCGGGTCACGACTTTGCCACTCAGTTGCTGACTGGTGCGTTCATCACACTCAACGGGGGTGTCCCCAGCGGAGCCTACGTTCAAGTCATCGAACCTTTTGTTTGTGTAAATGAGGACTTTACTGGTCTTACAGACCAGTCCCAATACACCTATACTCAGGTCTATCAGCTAATCATTGAAGAGGCGTTACCATACGTGGCACTGGACCCATGCGTCCAGCGTGGCGATTGCCGCCAGCTTTTTCCGGCTCTTGGTGTCGAGGCCAAATTACCTCTTGGGGGCATTCTCGACAATGCTACCGGCGATATTTATGTTCCCGCGTATGACTGCGACGGCCAACCACCGGAAGACTATGATGCTTGTTACGGGATCCGGTGGAGCAATGAATTGACGCAAAGCGGAAACTGGGTGTTTATCTGTGATCCCGATTGCGTCTTTATGGAAGACCCGCTCGGGCAACCTATCTATCTCCTGTCAAATGACAGCTACACTGAGGACGGTCGTTTGGTGGTAACGGTGTTTGATGCAAACACCAAACAGCCGTTGCGCGAAGTATTCTACTGTAACACGGGTAAGAAATTGGCTCGGTATGCCGTAGAACTCTGGACCGATACCGTGAACAAAAGCGGTCCGATTTCTTCCGCTGCTGGGCTAGATTCTAGCTGGACCCAAAGCATGAACTATGGCGAGTTCGCTGTTGTTCTTGGTGGATTTCAGTTTCTGTATGTGGATCCGCTTAATCCAGACGCTCCCAGGCTGTATTTGGACGGCGGCGCCCTCATTGGTGTGCAGATGCAGACCTTTATTCAAACACCCAAAGGACGTTTCTACTTTGTGGGACAATCGCCTCAGGGGAAAGGATGGTTGCTTGAGGGAACGTTTGAGTTGGCGGAAATCAACTCTCTTTGGAAACTTGGTTGCATCCCCTGCTCTAACGGACTAGATAATCCTTCTCAACCCTGTTAAGGGTAAAAGAAGGCATCTGCCCCCATTGCGAATGCAGTCCGCTCAGCAACTTTGGCAAAGTTATCACGCTGCGGTGCGAGCGGGCAATACAGACCTTGCAACTCGCATCCTGCAGCAAATTCACAAATTCAAGCGCAATCCCACGCCTCGTGGTGGTTGTGGTAAATGTCGTAGGAGAATGACCTAATGGCTGAGTCCAAAGAGAAAGATGCGATCATTCGGCAAAAGGAGTTTCTTGCTGAGGAGGCGCTTAAAGTCGCCAATGAAGCGATTGGCCTCCTTCAGGACCAAATGTCCGAGTGCTCAACGCGAGACTTGGTTCAAATCTTCTCGGCTTCTGTGAAAGCACATCGTGAGATTACTGACGACATCGTTATTCTAACCGCGAAAGAAACTCCGTCTGAACAGGAGCTGGCACGTGAATACGATGGAAAAGTGGAAGAACTACTTAAGAGAATTAGCAACTTCTAATGCGCCCCATAATAACCAAAGCCCGTCGGTTGGATGAACACAGCACGTGGCGAAAATACATTCGTGGTCTTCAAGAGTTGATTGTCATGGAGGCACCTGCCTCTATTATTGAAGAATATAAATATAAAGCAGCGCAAAACTGTTTTCTAGCGTTCGCTGACATTATGAAAAAAGGTGACCTGAAGGTGGTTGCTTTTCACGAGGTGATTGCCTCCGCTTTCGAAGACCTTGCAAATAAACGCTACCGTCGTCTGATTGTATCGTGCCCGCCGCGCTCAGGCAAATCAATGTTAGCATCGATGTTCGTTGCATGGCTTCTCGGACGCGATCAGCAAACTCAACACATTATTGCATCTTATGGTCAGCAACTGTCTGGCAAGTTTCACAAAGATGCTATTGGTTTCTTGAAGCATCCGGAGTTTCGCAGGATTTTTCCGGATTGGAAAGGGTTCTCTCCTGACTCTAAATACGATATGTTAGGCGGTGGTTACATCCTTCCTACCTCTGTTGGCGGAGTTCTTACAGGATTCACCGCTGGCACCACAAACATTACCAGTCCCGGCGTCGGCGCTATGATCGTGGACGACCCCCTCAAAGACTCGACTTCGACAGCCGCTCTCGAAGCTCTGGAGTCATGGTGGGGTGAGCAGGCGTCAACTCGACGCACCAACAACTGGTGCCAAATGGTTATTGCTACTCGGTTTCACAGCCATGACCTTCACGGCGTGCTCATGGAGGCTGACGGCATTTACGATCCCGAAGAGAACCCTAACGGTTGGCGCTGGGTAAATATTGCTGGTTTGATCGAGACTGCCGAGCAAAGGGCTTTAGACCCTCTCGAGCGCGACCTTGGCGAATCCCATTGGCCGAGCAACACCGCGTTTACCGTGGACATGCTTATGGCTCAAAAGAAGACCATGGGTTCGTTTGCGTTTGCCGCCCTCTATCAGGGTAATCCTGTTGCAGCAGAAGGTCAGATTATCAAGGACAGTTGGATCACTCGAGTTGAGGCGAAAGACTGTCCCGGTTTTGACTTGACGTGGATGGCGGTAGACTGTGCGTTCTCAGAGAAAGAGCTGGCTGACGAGACTGCCATCTGTGTTGCTTCGATCTCACACAGGTCCCCAGGAATCGTTTACATTCGTGAGATTATTACCGGGCGGCTCGGTTTCCCCGACTTGATTGCGAAAGTGAAGCATTTATACGCTTACTATGATGCTCGCGTACTATGCATTGAAAAAGCTGCTTCGGGTCAGTCTTTGATTCAAATGCTGAAAAAAGAAGCAAAGATTCCGATCGAAGAAATGAAACCTCTGAAGTCGAAAACGATCCGCCTTCAAGCAGTTGCCCCACTCATGGAGTTTAATCGAGTTCGTATGCTTGAGGGAGAGTGGATCGACCCGTTTGTGAAAGAGCTGACGACCTTCCCGTTTGTAAAACATGATGACCGTACGGATGCCTTCACTTGGGCGCTGACGTACTTTTCGATGAAACTCGATAAAATCGATCGAGGATTGCAAGATTCGATTATTCAGAATAAACGTTTTGTTGGTGAGTTGACGAGACCTGGATTTGGTGATAAGAACGTGTTCTCAAACCTCTCTCGTGGCCGTTTACGAATGTTCCCTTCCGACCATGCTATAAACGATCCCGATTACGACTCGGTAAGTGGTGAAGCGGACCCTCGCTCTTCCTTTCTTCGGGGAGTTCGAAGCGGAAAGCGAAACATCGGTTGGGATCTTGAGATGTGATCGGTGATTAGGAACCACCGCAAAAAAGTTTCTGATGTTTATTCATTAGAACCATGGCAAATTCTCCAGTAGACCGTAATGCATCGCTGATGCAAGAAAACTTCGGAACTAAAGTGCTAATTACTGATCTAGCAGCAGACCGTTACCTTGACAAAGCGAGAAAAGAAGATCCCACCCAAAAGAAGTTCACCGAGTTCTGCGGAAAGCAAAACGGCTGGGACGACTACACCGAGCGCTGGCACT